AACTATGTACAGAGGGAGTTTTGGCGAATGTTGATACATTGTAAGAAATGTAACTCAAAAAATAGTGTTACGGAAGTTCAAGAATTAGAAGATATTGAAGGGTTTACGGATAGAATTCTTATAACAGGAATCTGCAGAGTATGCGAAAAAGAAATTGCTATGCTTGTTGAAACCAGAAAAGCCGATAATAAACCATTTTTTGATAGTTACCACGATATTGAAGCCGTTAAGGTTATCAAACGAGAAAAGAAAAGAATTAAAAACAAAATAATTGAAGCCGATACAAAATATTTCAAATGGATCTATGGCAAAAATATTGAGATAAAAAATAGAAGCGGTAAAACTGTTCAGATTAGACAATATGCTTGTGATTATAGAAGCAATAAAAGAAAGCTAATCAAAACAATAAATTTTTGAAACGAACGACTGCGTTTCAAGATTCGCTGAGAAGGGAACTGTTTTTTCCCTTCTCACTCCCACAAAAGAGTTTTTAACTCCTCCTCCCAAGACAAATATAGCGGTTGAATGTACGCAACCGCTTTTCATTCAAAAGTTTAATTTTTCGGAAAATATAAAACGTCATGACAACAGAATTACCAAAATTAACAGACAAACAACAAGCCTTTGTTCTGCATTATTCGATAAATGGGAATAATGCAAGCGAAGCATATCGTTCTGCGTACGATTGTAGCAATATGTCTGATGAAGCAATCAATGTTGAAGCAAGTAAAATGCTAAAACACCCTAAGGTTACCCTATGGGTAAAACAGGCTGAAAGCAACGTTCAACAAGTGTTTGAAGATGAAATAAAATATTCTGCAAAAGATTGTTTTGACGAATTAGCAGATGTTCAAAAACGTGCAAGAAAAGATAAAGGTAATTACAACCAAGAAATCAAAGCGATTGAACTTAAAGGAAAATTAGCAGGACACTTTGTAGATAGACACAAAGTTGAAACTGAAAGTTTAGCAGACGTTCTTGACAAATTAAAGTGAGGTCAAGAATGGCAGAACTCGATATAAAACTTTTGCAAAAACTAAAAGATGATTTACCTTATTTTGCAAAGAACTTTCTAATCATCAAATCAAAAACAAAAGGCAAAATATTATTCAACCTTAATGATATTCAGCTTGATTTTCATCACAAAATCATAACCAGAAAAAGAAAAGGTTTACCGTGCAAGTTCGTCGTTGTTAAAGCAAGGCAATTAGGTTTATCGACGTACATTGAAGCAAGATTATTTCACCGTGTATTATTTGAGAAATCAAAGAATGCATTTATTCTGGGTGATAAACACGACACCGCAGGTAGTATTTTTGCTATGGCAAAAAGATATTATGACGAACTTCCTGCTTGTTTTCAAATTCCTTTAAAATCAAATTCTTCTAAAATGTTAGAGTTTGAAACAGATAGTTTGTTTCGTGTTGGAACTGCAGGTGCTGATGTTATCGGTCGTGGAACAACAAACAATTTCTTTCACGGTTCAGAAGTAGGGTTTTGGAAGAACGCAAGTGAAATTGTATCTGGTATTCTTCAAACAATTCCAGAAGATAACGATAGTGAAATATTTCTTGAAAGCACAACAAACGGTACAACAGGCGACGGTCTTTATTTCTACGAAATGGCAAATGTAGGAATGTCGGATAAATCAGAATTCCAGACAATCTTCTATCCGTGGTTCATGAATAAAGAATATTCAAAGCAAATCATTGAACCGATAAAGTTTGACGACTACGAAGAATTTCTTGTTAAAACATACGATTTAAAACCAGAACAAATTGCATGGCGACGAAATAAACTTGAAAACGAATTTAAAAAACGTGAACACTTATTTCAACAAGAATATCCGTCAAGTCTTGCAGAAGCATTTTTGAAAAATGATAACTCTTTAATTCCTGCTCAATACTTAGAACAAGCAAGAAAAAACACAAGAGGTTTAACAGGCGACGGTATGCCAATTCTTATTGGTGTTGACCCTGCAAGAAGTTCTGACAGAACGATTATTTCAATACGTCAAGGACGTGTTGCTCAAAAGTTCTACAAGTTTGACAAAATGGATTCTGTTCGTTTAGCAGGTATTCTTTTAAGACTTATTCAAGAAGTTAAGCCTGCAAGAGTATTTATTGACTACGGTCATGGAGTTGGAACTTATGACATCTTAGTTCAACAAGGTGTTGGTCATTTATTAGAACTTGTTCAATTCGGTTCGCAAGCATACGAAAGTATGAAATACGCAAATAGACGTGCGGAAATGTATGACAATATGCGTGATTGGTTTATGCAAGAAGGCGGTTGTTTTATTAAAGACCAAGATTACATTGATGAATTTATTCGTGATGTTTCAATTATTCCAGATTTAAACGTTTCAGATTCAAACGGAAGATATTCTTTAGAGAAAAAAGCAAACATTGTTAAGGGTACAGAAATTAGTTCAACAGACTTTGCAGATAGTTTTGCATTAACATTTGCTTCACCTGTTGCACATACACCAATGGAAATTGGAACAAATCCTTACAAGATACAAGTAGTTAGCAGAAATTGGCAACAACGACTATAAAAAGAAAGAGGTAATTTTATGTTATTAGCAACTTTAGCAGGATTGGCACTTGCAGGAATAGCAGGTTATCAATACAGAAAAAACAAAGACAAAGACAAAAAGAGTTCAACAACATCAACAACTTCAACTACTGACACAGAAAACACAACAAACAAAGCACAAAACGTTTACAACTACAACTATTTGAACGATAGCAACACAGGAAATACTTTGTTTAGTTCAAAACAAAAAACAAAACGTGCAATTTTCGGTGGTGAAGTTTAAAACAGATTGCTTGCGGTTAAGGAAGCTACTCACAATAACCGCCTTGTAGAGTGAGTAGGGAAGTTCATTGTTTGTTAGGTAAGCGAAAAGAACTGTCCTCAAAAGATAAAAAGAAAAAACTAACTGACAGTTCGGAAAGACGAACACTTTTAAAACACAAAACACGAAAGGATAAAACAATGGGAATATTTAAAAAACCGAAACAACAAGTTGTAACACAACCTGCAGAAGCTAAAGAAGAAAAAGAAGAAGCAACTGCAAAGAAACAAAGATTGACAGAAACAGAAGGTGCAGACAAAGGTCAACTTCTTAATGCAAATCAAGGTAGAAGTGTTAGAAAGATTTTTGGATAGGTGATAAATGTATTCTCAAAAAGCAATAAGTGTTAAAGAAATACGTTACGTTTTGGATAGATTGAATCCAGAAGCAGTAAGTGAATTGAAAACATTGTTTGGTGAACAGTACAAAAAAAATGCTTTTCAAATCATAAGAGCAGTAACAAATAAACACATTATTAAATTAGAGAAAACAAACGAACCTGTCGGAGTTTACGGCATTATTCCAATGAAGCAGAAAAACATCTGCGGAATATTCTTTTTAACGACTGAAAACTTACACAAAGGTAACAAAATAAAACTTCTTAGAGAAGCAAAAAAACAAATTGCAATCTGGGAAACTCAATACGAAACAATCATGGATAGTTGCCACAAGTCAAGCGAAACAATTAAAAAATGGTTGACTTTGTTAGGATTTAAACCTTCTGGGTGGGAAGATAACGACATTCACGTTTACTACAAAGGTAAATGGAATGACGAAATAGAAAAAGGATTAAAAAACAATGAATAATATTGATATAAATGAAAAAGAAAGTAAGTTGGTAATCGACAGATTCAACGAACTAAAAACAGAACGTTCAAAATATATCACACGTTGGAAAGATATAGAAAATTATGTTGCAATAACAAATGAAGTAAATGTTGAGTTTGACGACCACAAACAACCAACACAACAAAAAGACGTTTATATCAATTCACCTACTGCGTTTACTTCTGTATGGCAAGCAGGCGACTATCTTGCAGGTATTTTATGGAGTGATAACGCAATTACACTTGAACCTTCTGATTACATCAAGAAGGTCGGAAAAGGTGAAGATTTTTCTGAATTCTATAAAAACGCAAGCATAAAAACATTAGAACAAATGAACTCAACTGACGCAGGATTTACCGCAATTCTAAAATCTTATGCTTACGACCAATTCAGCTATGGCACTTCTGGGATTGGAACATTCAAATCAAAAGAATTTGAAAAAGAACAATCTGAATGTTGTTTGAATTTCAAAGCATACGGTGTTCATAATTGTTGCATTGATGAAGGTTCAAACAATAAAATCGACGTTGTTTATACGGTTTATAATTGGCGATTGAATCAAATCATTGAAGAATTTTGTTACACAAATGATGAAGTTGATGAAGAAAAGATTTCATTATTACCAGATGAAATTCAAAAGTCATATCAAGCGAACAAATGGAACGACAAATTCAAATTAGTTTACGGCATTATGCCAAACAATTATTATTCAATGGGTAAACGTGGAAAAGTCGGTGCAAGATACAAAGGTTATTGGTTCTTAGACGGAACAAACAAAGTATTCAAGATTGACTTTTTCAAGAAAATGCCTATTGCAATATGTCGTGCAATTCGTGTAAATAATCAAGTTTACGGTGAAAGTTCTGGTTCATTGGCAATTTCTTCTATCAAAATGTTAAACCATATTTCTGGTAGAACAGTTGATAATATCGAAATGCAAAATGAACCGCCACTTGGTGCAATTTCTGGTGCATTAGTAAACGGTAATGTTATTGACAGGGGTTCTGGTGCAGTAAATTTATTGAATCCAAAAGCAGGTGCAAACGGTCAAACTCCTATATTTCCTATCTCTCAAATTGGCGATATTTCAGCAATCGTTAATTTCTTAATTCCAGAACTTAAAAAAGATATTGTAAATATCTTCAAAATTGACCAACTGCTTGATTTTAACAATCAAACTGCTATGACCGCAACAGAAAGTTCTTACAGAATGTCAATACGTGGTAAGTCAATCAATGGAACTTTAACACAACAAAAGATTGAATGTATTGAACCAACATGTCATAGAGCAATATCAATTATTCAAGATTGCAAATTATTCGGTGAAATATTAGAAGATTTACCAGAAGATACAGAAGAACAAATTGCATACAAACAACAAGTTCAAGATTCTGGTGATTACGTTCCAGAAGTAATTGCAAAAGCTATGAAAGACGGCAAAATTTGGTACAAGTTAAAATTCAACGGTGAACTTGAAAGATTGTGTAATGCAGAACTTTATGAAGCTATTGGTAGATTCTTACAATATTTACAAGCAGTTCTGCAGATTAAACCAACATTGATTGAAGCAATAAATGATTATGAATTTTTAGAACTTCTTAAAAATGCTTCAAACTTGGTAAATGAAAAACTAATCAAATCAAAATACAAGTACAAAGAAGTAATAAAACAAATTGAAGAAGCACAAGCACAACAGGCTCAACAAATGCAAATGTTGCAAGGCTCACAAGTTGCTAAAAACTTTGCTTCTGCAGGAAAGGACGAAGCTATTGCAAATGAAAAGTAAAAATGCAATCGAAGACAATCGAAGAAAAACGGACATTGACAGACTTCTTGAAAAACAACAAGAAGCAGACGAAAGACAAAAACGAGAATTAGAAAACCTTAAACTTTGTTGTTCTGAACTATTTAACAACACTAACGGCAAATACCTTTTGAGATTCTTAAAAAGAATTTGTTGTTGGTCAGAAGAAGACCTTAATGTAAACCACGACATGATAATTTACAAAAAAGGTCGCAGGGATATTTGGCTAATTCTTAGAACTCTTTTACCAAAAGACGTTCTTGCACAAATCGAAATTTATGATGAAGACACATTAAGTAAATAGTGAAAGGAAAAACGAATGGAAGAAAATTTTCAAAATGATGGTGGTCAAATTGACACACAAGATACAAACAATCTTGAAGCAGGTTCAACAGATAATCTTGATAATTCTGCAAGTGATAACGTTGATTCTAATATTGCCGATTCCGACAATATTGATAGCGGTAATGGCAATAACGGTTTTGATATTCCGCAAGAATATAAAGAAAAAGATTGGGTAAAACAATTTGAAGGGAAAACAGGCGACGAATTACAGAACGCAGTATTCAAAGCATTAGACGAAAAATATGCAAACGAACCTTGTATTCCAGAAACTGTTGAAGATTATGCACTTAATGAACTTGAATTTAAAGATGAAAACGGAAATGTAACGTATGAATATCCACAAGAAGTTCTTGATGTTTTTGGCGGTAAGTTCAAAGAAGCAGGTTTAACAAAAGAACAAGCACATGGATTATTAAAAGATTACACACAATTTGAACTTGAACAATTTGAAGCGATTTCAAACATTGACGATTTAAACAAAAGTCTTGATGAAATGTTTAAATCAAACCCTGCACAAAAGCAAACAGTTCAAGGTTTATTAAAAGAATTTCTTCCTGCAGAAGACCAAGAATTTTTGCAAACAACTGCACCAAACTACACGATTGAAATGTTTTACAAAGTTGCTAAAGGTCTTGTTGATAAATACGGTTACAAAGAAGGTTCTGGTGGTCAATCACAACAAAATAGTTACAGAATGACACAAGCGGATAAAGACAAAGAATATGACCGTATTGTTAGCGAAATGGAAGCACTTCAAAGAAGACCGCACACACCAGACGAAAAAGACGCATTACAAAGACAATTAAATGCTTTGTTCAAATAAACCTCAAATAAAGTAGAAAAACAATAAGTATTACATAACACAACAAAAGGAAGGTAAAAATGTTAAAAATTACAGCAGAAGGTGTTTATGAATCAGACATTGGTTCAGGACAAAAAAAGTATGAAAATTTTAATTACACTTTTGAATTATCAAGAGAAAAAGAAGAAGGTGTTGATACTCACGTTTTAAGAAGAATTGTACCTTATTTAATTTCTAAAGATAAAAACAAAGCTAAAGTTCCATGTTCAAGAATTAAAAGCTATTTGATAACCAATGTTGAAAAATTAGACAAGAAATCAACTTTATTAGGTAAAGATATTCTTGAATTGTCTGAATGGGAAACACAAGACCTTGCTTGTTTATTCGATTTGTACGAAGCACCGATTGCAGGCAAAATGTCAATCGTTTCTCTAAGATATAAAACCGCAGAAGCATATCTGAAAAAAGTTCTTAAAGTTCCAATGAAAACTGCATTAGAAAAAGCAAACCTTGAATTCTATAAACAATTACCAGACGGAACATTTAAGTTAGATTTTGGAAATGAAAAACTTCTTGTAAATATTCCAGACGGATATTTTGAGAAAGAAGAAGAAAAGAAAAAAGAAAAAGTAAGTCTTTCATTCTTTCAAAAAGCAGGTCAAGCAGTAGCAAATGCAGTATTAAGTGCAACAGGGAATCAAACAATTCCGCCTGCAACACCAAACGGTCAACAAGCACCGCAACAAGGTCAAGGACAACCACAAGGTCAACAAGGTGGATTTCCAAGCATAAAAGATTTAACAAAATAATCAAAAGCAAACCAACAGTTTGAAAATAGTTAGTACAAAATTTAAGCAAAGAAGGAGAAAAAACTATGGCTTATGCAATGGGTGCAGGTTTTGCTCAAGCAGACCTACAACAATTTGAAAAGAACTACATTCGTGTAGCACAACAAACAGAGAGTAAACTCTTAAAAACACCTGCAGTTCAACACATGGATATTAAAGGTATTTCAAACCTTGCAACTATTGATAGTGTTGAATTAACAGAAGTAACCGATAAAGGTTCAAACCCAGACAAAGTTTATACAGAAATGTCTGCAAAAAATCGTAAATCAATTCAAAGACGTTTTACTAAAACTTATTTGTTTGACGATTACGACAAATGCGTAAACTTGATTAAAGACCCAACTTCTGACTTGTATTTAAACTTGAAAGAAGCATTTAAAAGAGTTACTGATAAATGTATTATCGACGCAGCGACTGCACCTGTATATATTGGTAAATCAACAGAAGCAGGTGTTTTAACAACTGCAGAAGACGACGGTGTAATTACTATTGACGGCAAAACTGCATTTAACTATGAAAATGTTATTTCGCCTGCAATAACTGCGTTCACTAATAACTATATTGACGCACAAGGAATTACACTTGCAATTTCAGCAGTTGAAGAACAAGCACTTCGTGATGATGAAAAATATGCAAATGCTTTATATTCAAATGCAAATTCAATCGACAAAGGCAAAATTGAAAATGCTTCTGGATTCCACGTTGTTAAGTTCGCAGGAACTCAAAACGGTGTTTCAGAAGTTGAATATCCAATTCTTGCTGAAAACGAAGGTGTAAGAACAAACTTATTCTTAGCACCTAATGCAGTTGCATTTGCTATTGAATTAGGAAGACTTGACTGCGTAAAATCTGCAACAAAAGTAAATTCTTGGGAAGTTACTATTGATGTATGGTTTAAAGGTGTACGTCGTCAAGGTGCAAGAGTTATCAAAGCATTATCAACAATGTAGTAACACACGTCAAAAAGTAGGTTTGCACCTGCAGACCTACTTTTTTTTAAAACAAAATTAAGTGGAAGGTAAAGAAATGGCAACAACAAACGTTCATATTTGCAACTTAGCATTATATAGATGTAAAGAAAAAACAATTAACTCAATGGATGAAAAAACAAAATCTGCAGAAGTTTGTACTGCATTTTATGATTTAACAAGAAAATCATTATTAACAAATTTGAACGCAACGTTTTCAATTAAACGTGCAGTTCTTGCAGAAGTTGCTGATTACGAACCTGTATATGGATATAAAAAAGCTTATGCTTTACCGAAAGATTGTCTTCAAGTTCAATGTCTTGGCGACCCTATTGATAACAACCTTTATCAAATAGAAGGTAATTATTTGTATCACGATTGTAATGTTAGCCAGACAGAAATTAAATATATTGCAGACGTTGAAGACGTAACAAAATTTGACGCAGAATTTATTGAATTATTTGCCTTAACATTGGCTTCAAAAATCTGCGAACCATTAACACATGATACAGAACTTGCAAGTTATTTAAAGAAACTTGCAGACGAAAAATACATTGAAACATCTGTTAAATATGGTCGTGATAACAAAATTACCGTTATCAAAAGTTCTCGATTCAGAGAAGCAAAACTAAACGCAGGAATAGAAAATTATAATTACAGGATTAGATAACAATGAGAACCGCAAACCCAAAAAATAATTTTTCTTCTGGTCAAATTGATAGAGATGTTAAAGGTCGTGTTGACCTTCCTTTATATCAATATGGTCATGAATTATCACGTAATTTTTTTCATACAATTAAAGGTGATTGTTTTTATAGAAGCGGTTTTGAATTCCTTGATGAAATTGGATTTTCCGCATTATATGAATTTAAGTTTAATCAAGACCAATCTTATTTATTGATATTCAGAATTGAATATATTGAATTCTGGTCATACAATGCACAAGGTGAATTGGTTCGTGTTCTTAATGATGAAGGTAATGAATTAACACTTCAACACCCATGGGGAACTGAAATATTTAATCTTTGCATGACGCAAAACTGCGACGTTATGTATATCACTCACAAAAACGGTGAATACCCAGAATATCAACTTAAAAGAACTGCAAGTAATAAATTCACATTGGAAAAAACTACATTCACAAATTCTGGAAGTGCAAGTTTAGCAAATGATAGTGCAACAACAAATCACGGTTTTCCTTTATCTTGTGCGTTTTATGAAAACAGATTACAACGTTGTTCGTCTTCAAAATTTCCAACATACCTTTATGGATCTAAAGGGGGAAATTATAACGACATTACAACAGGCGAAAACAAAAATGACGGTTATCAATTTGACCTTGCAGAAGCTAATTCAAAAGCACTTTGGCTTATATCTGGACCGAATTCATTGTTAATTGGAACTGCAGAAGGAATTCTGACCGTAAACGGTGGAAGTGTTTCAACACCAATTACACCAACAGATATTTCTGCAAAATTATCTTGCCGTGTTCCTGTTTCAAATGTAAAACCAATTATTGTTGACGGTTATACATTCTTTGTATCTGCAGATAATAGGCAAGTTTATTTATTTGAATACGACGTTCTTCTTGAACAATTTAAACCAACAAATTTATCAAAAGGTAATTATGAAATTTCAAAAGGTGGAATTCAAAAACTTGCATACAAATTTGATAGATTCGGTTTAATATTTGCAAAATGCAACGATAAACTTCTTTCAGTTTGTTTCTCAAACGACGAAGCAGTAAATTCTTGGTCTGAATTTAATACACAAGGCGAATTTGTTGATATTTGTTCAGTAACACGACCAGACGGTGAATATGATTTGTTTGCAAATATTAAAAGAGTTGTGAACGGAATCGAAAGATATTATCTTGAACGTTTAACAAAGATTGTTGAATTCTCACGTCTTGAAGATTTTATTTCAGAAATTCCAGAAGGAACTTCAAAAAGCGAAATTGAAGAAATTAAACAAAATGACAAATATGCTTTTTATAGGCAAATAGCGGAAGAATTAAGAGATTGTAATTATCTTGATTGTTCAATGCGTTATTCTGGTTTACAAAATATTGACATTGTTTACAATCCAGAAAATTCAACAATTACTGCAAATCAAGAAATATTTGGAAGTGATGATATTGAACGTCGTATTTGGTACAAATCTATTACAGGCAGGGAATACGGAATATTTGACATTGTTGAAATTATCAATTCAAAACAGGTTAGAGTTAAGACACAACTTCAACCTTCAAGCAATTTTGCTTCACAATGGTATTTATCCGCAACAGTATTTCATGGATTAGAACACCTTGAAGGTGAAACTGTTTCAGTTGTTGGAAATGGTGGTTATATTGGCGATTTCAAAGTTACAAATGGAACGGTTGATATTTCTTCCGCAAACGTCAACAAGGTAGGAAGTGCAGTAATTGGTTTGAAGTACAAAGGAATTTTAAAAAGTCCTAACTTGGGTATGATTTATCAAGGCGGTGAAACATATACAAGTATGAAAAGTGTTTATAAAATTGGTTTAATTTTAAGTTTTTCTGCAGGTGGTAAAGTTGGCGACAATCTTTATGATATGCAACATATTCAAGATTTTAACCCAGAAGGTTTATTTGATGTTCCACCATTACCAATAGACGACCTTGCAGAAATAAATCTTTCAAGCAATTTTGATAAAACAAAAAACTATTTTGTAGTTCAAGATAGTCCGCTTCCATTTCATATTGCTTCAATTATTCCACATTTCAAACAAGTTCCAAGAGTATAAGAAAGGGAAATTTAACATGGCAATTCCTATAATTCCGATAATTATGGCAGTAGCAGGTTTAGCTTCTGGTGCAATAAAAGGTTATTCTGACGCAAAGAACGCAAAAGAAGAAGCAAAACTTGTGCGTCAACAAGAAAAAGACCAGATAAATGAAAGAGCAAGACAGGCTAAAAAATTGATGTCGCAACAAAAAAGTTCGTTTTTAAAAGCAGGTGTTTATTTTGACAGCGGAACACCTTTAGACATTCTTGATGAAACATACGATGTAATGCAACAGGATATTAACGCTATAGAAAAAGACTCAAATACAAAAGTTAAAAATTTAATGAGGCCTGGAAAGACAGCATTTGCAACATCTTTATTGAGCGGTGCTCAATCTGGGGCAAATTCTTATTTTCAAACAAGCGGTAAGTAGAGGATAAACAAATGGGAATACAACGTGGCGACCAAAGACAATATTATCAACAAGAAGCAAGCAGAACTAATATTGGCGATATAGCTCAATTAGTCAATGAGGGTTTGAATACAGGAATGTCAATCACTCAAAAAGCTAATGAAGCAACACTTGCCAATAATCAAATTCAACTTGCTAACGATTTCTATGTTAAGAACAATGAAATCAATACTAAGTATCAAGCTGACCCTGACAACCCAGAACGTGAAGTTGAACTTCAAGAAGCGTTTGAAGAACTTGCTAATAGTTATGACGTTAATCCACTATGTAAAGGACAGTGGCATACAATTAAAAATAACGTTTATAACAATTTTAAAACACGCAATACACAATGGGCAGAACAACAAAAAGATACAAACGCCGTTTTAAATCTTCAAAACGCATATAAAACATCACTTGACCAATTCAGCATGTTAGGTCGTGACGGTACAACAATGGAAGACATTAGGCTTTTATATGCAAATAACGAACAATCAATGTATAACGGTTCAATCGGTAGATTAGGCGAAATACGTGTGCGTGAAGCATTAAAAAATTATAAACACGACACAATGGTTTCTTATATAACAGGTGTTGCAACTCGTAACCCCTTAGAAGCAGAAGCACTTCTTCATGATGAAAGCGTTATTAACGATTTAGGAAACGTTGAAACTATTGAACAATTACGAGCAGTAACCACAAAAGCTATAACAGGTTATAAAGACAAATTAGCCGTTCAAGATATGGCTTCGGCATTAAGAACTCTTGGTTCTGCAGAAGCTCTTGAAATGCTTTCTGGAAATGCAAACTTTGCTAAAGTTATAAATTTTGTTGACAACACAAAAGGTTTAACTAAACAAGCAAAGATAAATATTCTAAGTAATTACGGAATAGATACAAAAATGGACTATTTCTACAATGGTTCTACAGGAAAAATTGAATTAAAAGAACGTTCTGGTTCTGGAAGCGGAACAGGTATAAAACTAACGGACGAACAAAAAAAATATACCGCACAAGTTCTTGAAAATGACCTACATGACTTACTGCAATTTTCTGCAAGTGAAGACGCAGTTCAAAATGTAAAGAATGTCAAAAAGGGTAAAAAGCAACAAGAAGCAAGCAATTCTGTAATTGGCTATATGCAAAAAGTAGCGGATATGCAAGCAAGAATTGATACTGCTTGTAATGCAGGTGCTATTTCAAAAGACGAACGCAAACGTCTAATGAATACATACATAAATCCTGTTGCTGATTATCTTGAAGCAAACCTTGAACAATTAGACGAAGGTCGTTTATTAGGTTCTAAATTAGGTTATGAACAAATAAAAAAACAATTCTCAACAGAAGGTTTGAAAGATAAGAACGAAATTAGAGAAATCAATAAACAAAAATTATTTGCACAAAACTATTACCTTGACGAACTTCATAAAATCGTTCAAGGCTCAAAAGGTGCGTTAAAAAATATTTATGAAATTGAATCTTTATCACCTGCACAACAACGTGAAATTTATAAAACCGCTTCTGAAAATGCGTTAAAACGTGCGGAACGTTGGACGGATAAACCAGAATACTTTTTTGCAAAAGAATTTCCAGAAATTTATTCAGAGCCTTTTATTATGTTCAGACAGGATAAAGCACTTCAAATAAATAAAAATGTTGCAGAAGCGGTATATAGACGCAAGTTTGAAACAGACGCAAGTGGCAATCCGATTGATTTAAAAGATTTTGCAAACTCAAAAATGTACGAAGAAATAATTAGAGAAGCAAAAGCAAACAGAATTAAAGCAAACGGTACATTATTCCCACAAGAACAACGTGTAACATTACACGCACCAGACCCTAAAAGTTATCAAGAACTTGAAGGAAAACTTAAAGAAATGGGTTACACGATTAAAGATTTTCACGAATTCGCAGTTGAAAACGGTTATGTTCAACCAAATAACAATAATCAATGGCGACAAGGTGGTTATCTGAATCAATGGTACATGAGAGCATACAGAGATTTACGTTATGCGGACGCACTAAAGAAAAATAAAAAATAAGGGCATAAAAACAATGGCACTATTTCAAGAGAAACAAACGGAAAATTTTGAAGAATTTAATGAACAAAGTCCAATAAGCAGAGATTATTCGGACGAATTCAAAACAATATACAATGAACGAATAGAATATGCAGAAAAAGCAAAACAAGAAGAAAGTCTTTATCTGCAAAATTTAATATCAAAAGATAAAATTAACGAATGGAAATCAAAAGGCGGTATGACCGCAATCGAAGTTTGGAACAAGAAAAACAAACACGAATTGTTGCCATACGCAGGAACAATTTCACAAGGAAAACAAACTTTTAAAATTAAAAGTATTTCCGATAAATTACGAAACGGACAAAGAATTTCAGCAGAAGAAAGACAACAGTTTGACGAATTTCTTCTTGATATGGCAGAAGTTCAAGCACGTGGTTATACATTTGGCGGTAGTGTTACTAACATTGGATTAGAAACACTTCCTTTTGTTGCAGAATTTGGTGTTGGTTTATTAACTTCTGGTGGTGTTGGTTCTCTTGGAAGTGCAACCGCTAAAGGTGGAATAAAAGCAACTTTGAAAGGTATGCAAAGCAACGTTGCAAAAACTCTTGCTGAAAAAACAGGTTCACAGATTGCAGGCGATATTGCAAAAGGTGCAGGCAAAGTTGTATATAATGCGACATTAAATCCAAAAACAACCGCTTTTGCTATGACACGTTTACCACAACAAGTTTACGCAAGAATAGGTGATGTAATGTTATCAGATAGCCTTGCGATAACAGAAGAAGGTCAAGTTATTCTAAAAGAAGCAGAAACAAATCCTGCAATAGCTTTTATGAAAGCATTAGCACTAACAAATATTGAAGTTGCTTCGGAAGCAAGCGGTGATATTTTAGTTAGACCATTCTTACATGGAATGGAACGTGTTGTTGGATTGAAAGCATTAAAACAATTAGCAAAAACAAAACTACCAGAAAATTTTGCAAAACTTACAGAAGATGTTACAAATATGCCTTTCGCAAGAGCAGTTGACCAATTAGGATTTAACGGTATTCTTGAAGAAATCGGTGAAGAACGTGTTGCTGATTTATTAAAATTTAGCTTCAATCTTGATGAACAAGAAGGTTATTCTTTTGAACAATTTCTTGATTCCGCTTTTCCAACACCTGCAGAACTTGCACAAGAAGCAGTTGCTTTTGGTGTTATTGGGGCAGGTGCAAACGTTGCACACAAAGGTTTGCAAAAAGTATCAGAAAATTATACAAAAGACGGTTTTCTTGTTGACGCAGGAATTTTTAGAGTTGCAGGACAAGACAGTTCTCTTGACGCAAAAGTAAAAGAATCATTACAACAACAAGGTGTTTCAGAAGAAGAAATTGAAAACGTTTTGCAGTTTGCAACACGTGATGATAAAGCAGAATTTCTTAAACACGGAACTATTAACCAGAACGAAATAAATGAACGTGCAGAAAAAGTTGCAACAATTAAAAACAAATATTACACACAAAATAAAAATGCAGGAATTGAAGACGTTGAAGCATTAGAAAATGCAGAATTCACCGCACAAGCAATAAGTTCTTTTGCTAATCAATTCAATCTTTCTATTGAAGAAGCAGAAGAAAAATTTGGTTTTAAAGTTCAATCAATGACACAAGAAGAAGCAGAAGACTTTTTAAATCAAAAAGAAAAACCAAAATTTCATTCTGCTATGTATAAAAGTCCTAAAAAATCATTTGATGATTTTTATGACCAAGTTCAACAAGAAAAAAATCCAAAACAAAAAGCATATTACACGCAACAAACAAATCAAGGTGTAGAAATTGATATATTTCATGATGTAGTTAGACATGATGAAAAAAAACATTCATTAAAAAAAGACGAATGGAATGATTTGTTTGAAGCAATAGATAATAATATTGAAGATAAAATTATTGCAAATAAAAGTTATTACAGAGGTACACCATTATTATTCAAAGTTTATGTTAATGGTGATTATTATGGTGTTTCAATGGAAATATTTCCAGATAGAAATATTATTACAACAGCTTTTAAAAGCACGGAAAAAGGTGTTGACACTTGGATTGAAAAAGATAAAAAGAAGTCTGCCAGAACGACTGCACCCAATCATCAGTCTGGGTCAAGTATTGCAAAAAACAATAACGTTATTTCTGGTCAGACCCTTACTGACATTATAAACGATGTTAAAACAAATCTCAACCCTAATGTTAATAAGGGTAAAGTGCATTTTCAATCTAAAGAAGAAGATAGAAATCTCGTTATGGCACATGCTTCACGTCTTTCAAATATCAATGAAATTATTGAAGCAGGTAGCTTAATAGCACCTTCTTTTTCTATTACTTCAAAAGAATCTGAAACACTTGAAGAAGGTAAGTTTGGTGAAGTTCTATTTATCAGAAATCCTAAAAAAATTGATTATCAGAATGATAATATTTATGACCGTGATATTTATTCCCCACGTATGCCAATGCCACATTATGACATACCGAACGGAAGAACGGTAGATTATTATGAATATGATAGCTTAAAAAGAAGCTATGAAAGCAACCCAGAAAAATTTGTTGAAAAATGGGGTGCAACTTTTGATGAATATTTTAAAGGTGCAAAGAAAGTTTTATTTTTAGGTTATACACCAAGCGGAAATAGAAGATATGTACCTTATAATAGCGAAAATATTTTAAAAGAAATGAAAAAACAAGGCTTGTTAAACAAAGAAGGTTTTGATTACGGTCTTTCTTCTTTGCTTGCACGTTTTTCTTCTAAGCAAACAAATAAAACAAATCTTAAAGAAACGGCAAAAACAGGTTTGAGTAGGTCAAAAGATATTGATAAACTTTGGGAAGACATAAAAGAAGAATACGATAAACTTGGTGAAAAAGTCGCAGAATATTATTATGACAAATGGTCATTTTATGAAGTGCAATCAGAAGCATTTTATGCGATTGCTAAAAATATGAGAAAGACAATAAATGATTTATTTACAAAAGAAATACCTGCAGAAATAAAACAAGAGGTAAAAGAATTCGTTGAAAAGGCTAAAAATCTACCTCGTTCATATTTTGAAGCTAAACCAATGAAAGAAGTAGAATTAAGCGAATTTAATCATGTACTTGTAAAAGAAGGAACTCTTAACAACAATCAAAAAAAAGGTTTAGAAGATTGGGGTTTAAAAGTTACAGAATACAAGAAAGGTGAATTATACGAAACATTAGAGGATTTAGACAAAGGTGATAACAAGATTTATTTTCAGTCAAAAAATACTGATACCGAAGAAAATGATTTAAGTGATAAATTAGGTTTTTCGCTTAATAACACAATGGTATTATTAAAAGGAAAACACGATAAATCAACATATTTACACGAGTTCGCACACATTTATTTGACTGCATTAAATAATCTTGCACGCACAAATGATAAAGCAAAAGATATGTTGATTAAGGTTAATAAATTCTTGCGTTATAACGGCAAAGAATACACAACCGCACAACACGAAAAGTTTGCAAATTATTTTGTTGCTTATGTAAGAACAGGAAAAGCACCTACTTATGGATTAAAAAAGGTTTTTGAAAACTTTAGAAAATGGTTAAATGACCTTTATACAAATCTGCAATTAACAGGTGAAGTTGAATTATCAAAAGAAGCCGTTGATTTATTTGACGAACTTCTTGGAAATATGACCTTAAAAGCACAAAAAGAAATTAGTGAAGAAATTGTTAAAAAAGCAAAACACAATGCTTTATTAAAACATCAAGAAGCAGAAGCAGAAAAACACAATATTCCAACAAATCAATTAACAGAACGTCAAAGACGATACAGAGATACGGCTTATGACATTCTTTGGTATGCAATTTCACATTCAAAAAGTGGTCAAGAATTCGTAAAAGACAAAAAACAATTATATATGCTTTTAGGAAATGACCACAAAGCAAACAAAAAAAATATGGGTGTAATGAAGCAATCCGAACGTTTATTTGAATTGCTTAGTGAACTTGATGATGAATTTTCTGCAAATGACGGATTCCTTCCAGAATGGGGTGAATTCTTTTACAATCCTAATGTTGAAGAAGGTAATGACGCAGAACTTGCACTTCAAGCACTTGATGTTATCCAAAACAAAAAGTATTTATATGATTATGAAGACAAATATCAAGAACTTAGCAACGAAGATGTTAAAATTGCAGAACTTGAACTTGATTATCTTCTTGAAGAATATTCAAACGAAACAGGCGATAAATCAAATATCGTTTGTGCGTTCTTCGATTGGATTGAAGAAAAACACCCTTACATACAAGAAGATTTAATTAACCGTTGGGAATTAAAAACAAATGAAATTGACCGTTATCAATCATTATCAAAATTCCAACAAGCAAAAGAAGACCTTAAAATTATTGCTTCTAAAATGCAAGGACACGGTGATTATTCAATGCAGTTTGCAGAATACGCACGTGCAATTTTAAAACGTCTGGACTTCATGACAGAAAGAGATAAAGAAAAAATCTTTGACAAATTAAAAGAATATAATTCATTCAGAGAAATTGAACGCAATCTTGATTATGTTATGGATTATGCTGAAACTTTGCAAGATGTAACAGACAGAAGAAAAATTGCAGACGATATTGTTAAAGAAGTAAAACAAACAATTCACGAATGGAAAGACGGAATAAAAAGAACAAAATATACTTATCCTGCAAATAAACTTTTTGAACGTTTAAGACAAATTGAAAGAATGAAACTTGAAGAAGTTGAAAATCTTTATGACGAATTAGTTAATGAAGAAACTTCACCTTCTTATGTTGCAGACGAAGTAAACAATGAAACGTTTTATGAAACGATTGAAAGAATGTTTGTAACCTTCAAACATAACGGAAATTATTATAATTCAACAGAGTTTTTAACAGACTTGTTGGATAAAATTCAATCTGCAAAATTTACTGCAAAAGTTGCACGTGATGAAAAAGATTTTGAATTACAAATGCAAAAAATCAATCTTATCGACGAGTGTGCAAAAGCAGTTGAGGAACACAAAAAAGATAACAAAGGTA